CCCACTTGTCACTCTGATTCTCTACGCTGGGCAGTTCGGTATCAACTCGAAACTGCTTTAAGTTGTCTGGCAACTTCTTGGTAACCCAATTGGAATCGCGCCAGAAGATTCTGTTATTGGGCATGCACAGCAAGTACCCATCATCGCCAGCGAACACATGACCGCATTTGTAATCGGAGGGTTCGTCGCTGTACGGATTATTGAACCAATCAACTGTGAATAGATATGTACCCCACACCTTGGTCGCGTCCCTAAGTAGGATCTGTGCGCGATGATAGGCCAGGAAGCTGTACTCGGTTACGGCTACATTCTCTGAGAAGCAGTCCCAAAGCTGTTTGTAGTTGAATGGAATGTCTGCCTCTGGCTGGTGCGTATATATCTCTGACAACGGCACGCGACTGCGCAGCATGCCAGAGTCGGTCATAACGTGAAAGGTTAGGATCGCGCCAGCGCAAGACTGCAAGGCGAACACATACACATTGTAGAATTCCTCCCTGTCCGTTTCGTCCTTGGTGAAGAATGACTTTCTCACCATTCCCTTGAAGGATGGGATGTTCTCGTTGAGCGTTGCCATTAGCGAAGCAAGTTAGATGTGTGTGTCATAGATTGTTTGTATCAAAATCTTTTGAAGTCAGCAATCGGAATCTCAACGCATGGCTCATTATCCCTGGGGTCACCGCTGTTCCTTGACATGTAGAATATGGGTAGCTTGCTGTCCTCCTTGATCTCGTAATACCCCATCGCATCCGCCCACTCGATCACATAGAACGTGGGTGCGAATGCAGCGTATAACTTTAGGGATACATACTTCTGGAGCGATAGGCATCGCGTTGGGAATCTGCCAATCTCATAGCTAGTTTTCCTCGCATCAACAAATGCGTACTTATGTCCCTTTAGTAACATGGCATCGAATGGATATGCTTTTGGCATATACTTAACCTTGCTGCCACAATGCTGGGCAAATGCCTCTACAATACGCTTCTCGTTGGCGATGTCCGCATCGCTCTCATGCATACCGCTCGAACCTCTCATATGTATAATTCCAATTTATCCATCATAACAACCACAAGGCACTTCGTCTGGCAGGTCCTCAAATAATTTCATTTGGCTTGCATCTGATCTGATTAAGTCTTCCCACTTCCAGTTACGGCCAAGACCAACCACAGTTTTTAGGTGGGCATTGTTTTCCATTGCTATTGCTCTTTCTGCTAGAGCAGGGTGGTTCTTTGCAAGATCAAGAACTTCGTGTTTCTTCATTGCTGGACAATAAAAGCACGATGACTTGGCTGGTTTGAATCCAGCCTCTGCAACAACCTCAACACATTTCTTCCTTCCCCACCCCCAGCGCACCAATGGGTACTCATAGATGTACTTCTTGTCCTCTGGTATCTTACCTCGGTGATGCTCGCCAGCGTCATACCCAATCAGCTTCAAACATTTACCGCCAGCCTTCCAGCAGTCCTTGGCTGGTTGCCAGTTATTGACGAACTTATCCTGGGGCTGGATCTTGTACTTCTGCGAGCAACCCTTAAATCCGTAGGCCAGACTTGGCAGCATATTCTGGCGCAAGCAATTCTCTTCAAGAGTTTCCTTGGCGTACTTCACAGTAATCACTTCTGGCATATTGTTCTTAACCAACCAATCAGAAAATATCTTAACAAACTCATAAGTCTGTGGCAGTTCGCCACCAGTATCTGCAAACAAAATTAGGTCTGGAATAACTCCACGCTTCTGCATTTCAATCAACATCGCAGCGGAGTTTGTGCCTCCTCCGAATGATATGATTAAAGGGGTCTTCATCTCCAACTAGGACCAGTATACCAGGCCACCAACACCCAGCGTGTTCCCCATATCGGCGCACGCGCTCTGTGTTCGATGTAAGACGGAAACCAGCACCCTGCTCCCTGCTCGCGGATAAACCTTGCGTTGTCTATGTCCGCCTTCACCTGCAAGCCTCCGCCCAGGTACTCATGTGGAGCGGATAGGTTGACCACCGCCGTAAGTTTGCGGTCACTTCCATTAAACGTATCCAGATGCCACCAAAACTGCTGGAGCGGATTGTATCTCAGGATCTGGAACTGCTGCGCTCCAGTTATATCAAACCTCCAGTACTCGCTGTTAATCGATGCGGTGAGTTCTCCCATTATCGCGTACAGCCATTTGTAATGCTGCGACATCGGAACCCAGCAGGAGGAGCAGGTACGCGCAAATGAATTTCTAGTCTTTCCGTTCTTTTTCAACACAGTCGCTCGCTTCATGCCGATCACCTCGGCATCGTTTCGGATCATGTCGCATTGGCTAGGCGTTAGGACGTACCGATCCACAGATGCGGTAAGCGTCTTTTGAATGAACTTATTTTCCTCCATTTAGAACCTCCTTTATGATGTCAACTATTTGTAAGACTATGTACGCGCTCAATGCCAGGATCGAAATGAGTATTGAGAAGATCAATACAATCCAAGCCACAACCTTGAATACGTCCGAAATGAAATCAACAAATTGCATAGTTCTCCTCCATCATCCTGCGAAGGAGCGTCTTGTTGCCGATCCTAATCCCAGCAGCCCTGCACCACCACCCAATCGTTCCATTCCTAAAATCCTTCAGCAGTCGTTTCACTTCTGCCGTGTTCCTGTACTCCCAGGCATCATTGATCATCTTGTCCTTCCAATCTGGCGCAAGCTTCATACCGCACACAATCCCCCTCCTTCGTAGCATGCGAAGATCCTTGATCGCTTGGATGGCAACTTCGCCAGCAAGCTGTTGTAGTCTCTCGTCATAATCGCCCTTGGTTAGCTGCGTGGAGATCATCGACGCTTCTTCTTGCGATTGGCTGCTACCCAATGTGCGTAAGTATTCCAAAGCATCGCAGCAGCCTGCGCCTCGCTCTTCGTTTCAAAGATATCCTGCAATGGTGGCAATCCTTCTGGTGGCCTTGCCCCATGTAGGCGCGGTCCGATCACATTGCCTGCCAAAGTATGAATCCTCCATGCGCCAGCCTCCTCGACAACCTTGACAAAGGTCATCGTCCAGCTTCTTTCAGCTTGGCATCGTCTTCTTGGATCTGGCCAGCTAACTTAACCAGATCATTCGACTGTCCAGCGTAGTGGATAATGTAGGCATCCTTGTACCTATCCAATCCAAAATGGGATTCGACGCTGGTCATGCAGTTGTAGGCTGGGTCGAGTGGGGTCAGCTCCATGCCCCACAAGTGCGCCTGGATGTTCATCCAAGTTTGTTCGCCAAAATGGTTGGGGTAACAACCAAACGGAGGGCATGAGAATAGGCCAAGGAACTTATTGCTCACTACGAATACACCAGTATTGACGTAGAACCTGGGCGTGATCTTTCCGCCAAATCCTTTCGCAAGGTCAACCATCCCCTGCTTTCTGTCCAGAAACTCCCCCTCGTCCAAGGCGCAGAAGAAGTGCTGACTACCCTCAGAGTCAGGACCACCAAGATCCTCGCAGTCGTTTGTCACTAGAACGTCAGCGTCCAAGAACATGACCTGCTCATAACCCCTGGCGAGCATAATGTTTCCGATTGCCAGCTTCGAGTATTGAACTGGCTGCGTAACTGGCTTATCAATTGCCATGAAATCAATCGCGTACTTCTTTGCGTACGCCTCCATCCTTGGCTGGGTTATGCTTAAAATCTTTTGCCAATCGTCTCCGAATGCCTGAGTAACTAATGCGCGTTTCATTTCTTAATGCCGTATTCCAAGGCTTTCTTTATCACATATTCAATCACAGCTTCCTTGTCTTTCTTGAGAAGCCTCATTCCAGTCTTAAACAATTCTGCGCCTGTCTTCTCATCGTAGTTCACATCCACAAGAACCATCTTTGGTGCTGGCCTTGATTTGCCAAATGTTATTTTTCCTAGCTTCATTTCTTCTTGGCCTTTCTTTTCTTCTTTGGTTTGACTTCCTTCCACACCTTGAAATCAGTATCCAAGTCCACGGATATAAGCATTAGCTTTTGGTACAGCTTCCAGCCCACCCCAAGTGGCAGCAGCGTGATGCTCACGAAGTCCCCCAAGTGATAGAATATTTTCGATAGGATTGTCATTTCGAAATTTCTACTACTGCGTATTTGGGCAGTCGAGCTTTTTCGTAATCTTTTTCACATTTAAAAAATAAATCTAAAACAGGTAATTTACTTGACCCACTAGCCTTTCTCTGAATTACCGCTGTGCCTGTATCCACCACAACCCACTCTTGTTTAGATCCAACTATATTGACCTTGCTCCATGCTGGTATGACCCTATGGTCGGTGGCACAATGCCGTCCAGCCTTGAGGCGAACACCCTCGCTGCTTTGTAGCTTGCTGGTGTAATAGTCTTCCCCTGGCCAGTAACCAGTAACGCGCACCTTGATCTTCTTCTTGGGTGGCTGCATGTCGACCATGACATTGGATGCCATAGACGTTGATAGAATAAAAATGGCCAATATGGCCAATGTTCTCATTTGCCAGCGTCAAAATCTTCTGTTGCTTGAATGGACAAGAGATCATCAGCTTTTTCCAACAATTCCTTGCTTGGATTCTTTATGTCCTCGGTAGCAGTTGAGATTTCAATCTTTGACATAATCACATTGTTGACCACCTCGGCAAAGTAATGTTCTCTATAGCCAACTGGACCAATATCCTCGGTGATAGTATCAATCTCTGCGTTGCCATACGCAGTATACTTTTCTCCATTAAACTCAAAATCAACACTTACATCTTCCATAATCATAGCCTTGGGACCTCCTTTTTAATTTGTGCTAATACGAACAAGGATCTTACCAGAGCGCGCTCAAGGTGGTCAACACTTGTTTCACCATTGTTATCAGGGCAAGGCATGGATTTGTGGAGCTGCATCTGTGCTGTGGCTAGGTGACGAACAGCCCTAGCGATATGGTAATCGTGGGTAGGACGATCCTTCTCCAGCCAATCACCATAACCAGACTTATCCGATCCCTTACCCATCACGCGCCAGACGATTTCCTGCGCAGCGTTACCCATGTCCTGAATTGTTGGTGCAGTCATTTTGCAAGCCTCCTATAGAATTGGTCCAGTAATCCTTCTAGCCATAATACATCTGCTGGGTCGATCATAATTTCATCCCAGGAGGAGTATAACCTTTTACCCAAGCCCACACTCTCAAGAGCGCATTGAATGCGATCCCAGCTTGGTACAGCTCATCGTCTTCCCACACCCTAGTCATCAACTTGCTGGAATCATTCGAGGCAAGTACGATGGATACGCACGCTGCTTTGGGATTCTCGCTTGCTATTCTGTAAGCCCACAACTGCGGACAATCGGAGGTTTCATAGAACGGCGAGTATTTGGGATTCACCTTGCGATTCTTCAGATCGATGATCGCGTCACCAATTCCTTTAAGCTTCACATATGCGTCACAACGACCAGCGTATCCTGCGCCAACCAGAGCCTTCTCGCACCAATACGTCTTCTCTACGTTTTCGTCGGCCCACTTCTTGAAGGTCGCGATGTAGGGCTGGAGATCTTCATCTTTACACACAGCGCGTCCCATGAGGATATTCTCGGCTTGTTCGTGCATTCGCGTGCCATGCTCAGCTGCTTTCGATGTTGACTCTTTAGAGTCTTTAACCACTCTTCGAGCGTAATCTTCGAGCGTTTCATTTTCCTCCTTTGGCAAGGTAAGCGATGCCATGATACTTTGTTCAATTTTCCAGTTGGTCAATTGGGGCTTATCCAAAATAGACAAAATCGAAGTGACGCTAGGATATAAACCCATCTTCCTGGCATCTGCCACAGTTGTATTCCGCTCGTTGCCGTTCTTCCCAATTACAACGTGTGCGGATTTTCCGTCTTCAGTATACCAATGACCGCTAGACTCGGTTTGAACAAGTCTAGCTGTCGATGGCTCCTTACTGGTAATAGTAAGTGCCATACAATTTAGAACGGAACCTGGTTGCCGTCTGCGTCAAGTTCAGCTTTGCTGGCAGTAGGTTTTCCTGCTGCCATCTGGAACTCCTTGCTGGCGCGAACCTTGTCCTGTAGCCACTCTGGAAGAGCAGCGAAGACTTCGTTCTGGCCATTCTCAATCTCGTAGAATACATGCGAATTAACCGACTCCTTGGGAGCAGTCATGCCTTTAGGCAACTTGCTGATCGCATTGATGGCGCAGTACTGCCTGCCTGCCTGAGATGTTTTGTGCATCAAGGTAAGCAGGGCTGCCTTGCCAAGCAGATTCTTGAGGCTGAACGATGCCAGCTCTTTCGATGTGAAAGCTGCACCGCGCCAAGACTCAAGGTGCTTGCGGAGTGTGGCACGCTCCCCCAGCGAGCGAGTCAACTCAAGACTGACCATCATAGGCTTGGTAACCTTTGTGGTCTTGCCATTCTCCACCACCTCTCCCTCGATCACCTGGTCAGGCAATTCGAAGGTTAGTCTCACTTTGGGAGACATCTTCTTCTCGCCGTCCCAATTGGTTTCTTGGAGTCCCATGTCAATCAATTGGACCAAGACTCCCATCGTCGTTCCTGCTTCAGGCAGTTGACGTTCCGTTGCTTTTGCCGATTCACTTAGTGTTAGGCTCATTTGTTTCGTACCTTTCTTTTTTTGGTTTTGGTTTTTGTGTCAGGTGTAAGTTGGACTAGGACTGAAAACAGATTCTTACTTGTTGGGGTTAATAGTTGAGAGATCAGATTGTTCTTGTACATAGAATCCTTTCGCGACTGTGGTGTGTGTTGGTTGATTTGGTGCATATTCAATAGTGACATTGGCAGGGGCGAGTTGTCTAGCTAATTCGCACGCGCTGTCGGCGGTTAAAATAACAAGCCATTCCTTACGGCCATTACGGCGGAAGAACACCGCTGGGATCTTGCCTGCTGGGCAGTCGCGCTTCGACTGCTCCATCCACTCCTCTGGCTTTAAAGCCTGACAGCGTTTCCCCTCGATATGGAAGGGGAAGTTCTCGCACACCACATCTCCACTCCCACCCTCTGGATTGCCAGCGTATTGCTGACTACGGCGAGCCTTCTGCCATCCCTGCTCGCGAAGATAATTAGCTAATTCACGCTCCCCTGCTGCACCTTTTGCCCTGCTATTAATTTTGCCCATTTGTTGGTTTTAGCAGACCAACCCAGGGCGCGTCGAGATCTATTTTTAATTAAGCCAAGTTTTATTAGCGTGACTAATATCCTCGTCAAACTTGCGAATCATTGCTTGCATGGTCAACTTCTTGACCATCTTTTGGTTCTTCTTGACCCACTCCACCGCCTCGTCAAAAGACTGCGCGTCCTTCAGGCCATCCTCGAAATACTGCCATGCCTCCTTCTCGGTCATAGGTTTTTAAATACACGCCAACCACCTCCTGTCGACGGACAAAGCTTGGTTGTTACCGACCTGCACTTGGCGATAGGCAACAGCCAAAATAGGTCATCATTCATCCCCCAACAGGCAACGTAATCAACACCACTAATAGCGCGCTTTGGTATGTTAAACCCATTACCACTACTGGTAGTGAAGCGGTACTTGGTACGACCAAGCTCTATGGCTTGGGCGGTCTTAACTTGGATGCGGTAAAACTTGTTATTCTTCTCTGCTACCACATCATACCCAGCAAAATCCTCGTAAGGCGTAAGCACGCTGTATCCGCATCGCAACAACGCACTAGTAACGCGAGCCACCCCTACCGCACCTATTTGCCGTGAAGTTAATTTCATTGTTGACGTACTCCTAATTTAGCAGATACTAGAAAAATGAAAACTACAAACACACTTATCGCGCTTGCCCTCTCTACTGCGTTTACATGTCTCGCGGATGACCGCTTGAGCCAAGAAATTGTGGCTGCTGTCTATCGAGGTAGCAGTACGCATGTGCTTGCTGGGAATTCCGCTGTGGGTGCTGGTGGCGCGCTTGTCAAAGCAGGAGACACACTTCTTACCCCTGAGGGTGCTTATGTCCAAGCTGGTGGGAGCTACCTCAAGCCTGGTGGAGGTGCTGTCGTTAAGGCTGGCAGTAGCTACGTTGGAACGGATAGCGCGCTTGTTAACGTTGGTAGCGGACTGAATCTTATTCTTATTGGCTCGGATGGCGCGAGCATTGGGGCTGGCAATACTATCCTTCGCCCCCTTCTTCTTCCGCACTAGCCTACCCCCCACATCGCTTGCCGATTCCTTATCCTGTTCTCAAGACCAGCGATAAACTTCTTTCGGCTTGAGTCGTTGTAGGCCAATTCGTATTCGTAATCCAATTGTGCCTGACTCATAGCCTGCATTAACGCGCGTGGGTGAACTTTGTTGATTGCCTCTAAAGTTTTAGGACCAATCTTGCCATCCACATCAACCTTAATCTTAAGAGAGTTTAGCCCTTTCTGGATAAACCTTGTTGCACCGCCCATCCCTCTATTGAACGCGAGATCTTGCGTGAATGCTTGCATGACTTTAGGCAATTTGGATACGAGTGGGCTGGTGTATTCTTTGATATATCGCGCTGCCTCTTTCGCCCTTTCCTCCGCTGGCAACTCTGAGAGCTTTTTGAATTCTTCTGGATGGTATTTGTCATTGATCCCAGCTATCTCATAGCTTCCACCACCATCTCCGTCAGGCAACTTGTAGATCGCCAAATTGCCGTTGTGATCGAACCTACCCTCAAGCTTGACTGTCTCAATTGCAGCCAATAGGAGCGGATCTACTTCTGTTCCGCTCATAGCACACCCTATTTCTTATTGATTTCTTGCTCAACCGCTTGATTGCGGAGGGCATCGTGAATTTCCTTGATGTCTGGATCTTGGTTGGCTTCGTAAATCTTGTTTAGGGTAGCGATTGCTGCGGATGTGTTGGAAACAGGCTTATTTGCGTTTGTGGCAAGCCAGCTTACAAACTCTGGATTGGTGAATAGTCGAGCAGCCTGGTTGGCTTGAATCATCAATCCGATTACACCTTGAGCAAAACCCAACTTACCAGCAAATAAAGATCCTTGCACGCTGGATATTGTTGCTGGTCCAACCACAGCTCCAGCCGTGCCTGATGGATTGGCTAGAATTGCGCTGCCCTCCCTTATTTTGTTTGAAACTTTTGCAATTGTGTCCATGTCCTTCTTGAATTGGCTTCCGAATCTTCCAAACAAAATGTCCTTTGAAGCATTGTCAAGCTTCCCATAGTTTTGCAAAAATTTGTTGGTGCTGAATACGTCACCTGTTTCATCCTGTAGGCCAGCAACTGCCTTACCCATCCTTGAAATATAAGCAGCCGATACGGCTTTCTGAGCATCCTTGGGTACGGCGTTGAATACTTCACGCAGTTTTGTTGGTCCGTTATTCGCGCCACTTATTACGGCTTGGTACGCATCCTCTGGATTCTTATTCAGGATCACAGATTGGATCGAATCCATTGTGTCGTGGAATTTCTTGGTATAAACATTCGCCTTCTTAAAGGCAGCCTGAGCTTCTGGTCCTTGTTGGGCTGCTGCGTTCTCAAGATCCCTTGACAATGCCCCATATAGACTCTTCCATTGTGCCTTGGGTACATCTGGAGCTAGGTCAACTGTAGCTATCTTTTCGCCAACCCAAGAGCGCAGATCGCGCAATACATTAAATGGAATTTCGCCAGATGGGCTTAATTTCTTTGTCTCCTCAAGTCCATTGAGAAGCGATGTCAACTGCGTATTTGAAATTGATGCTTGCAGTTCTGGTGAAGCATTGCCAAGTCTATTTACAAACTGGTATAGTTGCCCCATAGTTTCGTCCGAATTAATCGGAGTGCGCTCTGGCATGTATTGATCAAATCGAGCGTAAAGAGCCTTTTGGGTCTGCCTAGCCCTGGGTACAAACACTTCAGAGAATCCCTTCTGGATTGCCTTGCCTGCCTCAACTGGTTCTGTAATTGGCGATAGCTGAGTTCTTAGTTCCTCAACCTTCTTGCCTACCTCGGCCTGCTGTGCCAATCCCTTCTCCCTCATTTTCATCATTCCGCCTGGATACCTGCCAACTGTTGTTTCAATAGATTGTGTCAGGGGATTTTCAATTGCCTGACCAAAAGTTGGAGTAGTTCCAGCCTGACCATATAGCTCAATATTCTTGGCAATCTGTTCCTGCGTCTTCCCACCGCGAAGCATTCTTAATATTAAATTCCTAGATGTTTCAGTTGCTCCAGCAGTTCCAGCAATTGCTGCTGGTATTGTAGAAACTCCAAGCTGCTTGGCAGTAGATGCTACTTGAGCCATTCTTGAAATTGGCGAAGGAGCTATTGATCCAGCCAAACCAACAAGCCCCTGCTCCAGCGGACTTGCGCCAGCTTCTCCAGCAGCAGCAGCAGCTCCAGATCCAAGTCCACCGCCAGCAACCTGCGTCTTTGGCGAAGCACCAAGTATCTCTCCAATTTTCTTAATCGCCTTAGGCGCGCCCTTCATCCCAGCCATAAACTGACCACCCAAAACGAGCGGAACCATCTCGGCAACTCCACCCACAACCCTTGACTCAACTCTCTCAAGCGGAGTCTCTGGTTTAGGTAGGCCAATCTGATTCTTGATATCCTCAAGGACTGCGCTGAGTTCTGGTATCTTCTTCTTCTCATCCCCTTGCGCCACTAGCGAATTATAAACCTTTGCTCCGATATCCGCCAAGAATGCGCCTGACGCACCTACGGCTGCGCCTGGAATCGCGCCAACACCAAAGAGCGTTGAACCAACTCCAGCACCAACAGCAGCCCCAACAGTTTCAGGCGTAATCGATTCACGCGTAATTAGGCCAGCCTGTCTACCCACCACCTCTGGAATGCTTCTGTCTTGATTGGCTGGAGCTTCAACCGAAATCTCCCCACCCTTACTATTTACTGGTATGAGTGCCATTGTTTTATTATGGGGCTAGCCTGAATTGCTGACCATTTATATTTACAATATCTCCATCACGCATCCCAGCAGCGCGAGCTTCGGCCTCAGTTTTAAATGCACTCCTTCTCTTCATTCCGAATGAACCAATATCTTCTGGATCTGCATTGGCATCAAGAACTGCTTGAACTGACTTAATTCCGAATCCATTGGCGCGAGCATCGGCAACAAACTTTCTTGCCAAGACCTTCTTCAGCTCGCCTAGTCTTTCTGGCGCAGCAAAGTTAATCACGGCAGTAGGATCTGCGATTGCAGTCATTAACACGTTTCTATCCTCCTGCGTCATCGTGCCAGGACCACCGATTGCAATACGCATTTGTCCAGCAAGGGCTGTCCTGATCGCGTCCGCGCGAGCCATGAGTCTTGGCCTAGCCAAAACATCGCCTGTTTGAACTTGATTGCCAAGGTCAAGGAGTTCGTCGATTCCACCAACAGATGAGACAAAGTTTGGCACAAGTCCGCGAACTTCATTGGCAGATTTCTCGCTGCTTGCCATTCCTTCAAGCCCAGGGATCTTGAGTGCGTTCTGAGCGATCTTCTTGGTCTGAGCATCTTCGTATCCAGACATTTTGCCAATGGTCTGCTCGGCAGCCATGCGTTCTGGCGAGCCTTCTGGAAATGAATTAATATACGATATGGCTTTCGCCTTCATCGGAACGAGTTGTTCCAATCTCTGCTGATAAATCGATCCAATATTCGCTGTGGCTGGAACTGTTCCGCCACCAAGACCCTCTGGTACTGGAAGTGTTCCAATAAGTTCGCCTAGTTGCTTGCTTGTCGCAGCCTGCGCAGCTTCTGTTCCAATCATCCTCTTGCGCATGTCTGCCTCAAGCTCTAGTGCAGGGCGCATCATTTGAGTTGCCATATCCTTTTGCATGACAGGGCCAGCAGCTCCTTCTGGAAGCGTAGCTGATGCGGATTGTAGATTCTTAACTCGCTCGCCAGCAGATGAAGCAAGCTCACCCTGCGTTGCCAAGTCCTGCTCCAGCGCGCTCCTTAGTCCGCTAAGACGAGCAGCCTCGATTGGCGCGTACTCAGGAGATGCCTTCCTTCGTTTCTCTTCTTCAGCAGCAATTTCGCCTTTTAGCTTCTCAACCCCAAGCATCCCCTTCTCTCTCTCGGCTTGGAGCGCAGCTTGTCCTTCTGGACTCTTTAGATACTCTTGCTCTGTATTGAATTTCTCAATTTGAGCGCGCAGGTAGTCCTGCTGCATCTTCTTTGTTTCACGCTCAGTTGCGACATCAGCTTGCTTCTGCCTTACAGCCTCTTCGTAGGCTGGGCTTTTATAAACAGTAAATGGTCCGAACTGTACTAGATCGGCCATGTTACGCTACTCCGCCAAGGGTGTATGATTTAAATCCGCTTGTTATTGGTGAAGCAAGATTCCCAATACCACCTGCGATCTGTGCGAATTGCGCAGCTCCAGATGGTTGCTGGCTTTGCGCTTGTAGATAATTTCCATATGTGCTGGCCTGATAATTCGCCAGCGTGTTATAAAGTGACGCAGCGGTTTGCTGTAATGCAAGCGGAGCATTTGGATTAGTTGTTTGATAAAATTGTTGTGCTGTGCTTGCACCCTGGCCAAAGCTACCAGGAAGTGCTTGGTTGGCTTGAATGTAGCTCTGAAACGCTGCGTTCTGTTGTGCAGTCCTTGCACTACCAAGATTGTAAAGCGATGGACCACCAGCAACAAAACCAGCAGCAGATCCAAGCCTTGTCTGTAACAACGCATCGCGGAGTGCGATATCGCGCTGTAGTGCGTCACCAGTTGTTTGGCCAGAAGACAGGAACTGAGAGGCTGCTCCGAATCGCGCAAGTTTGCGAGCCTCGCCAGCAGCACCAGATTCAACAGCTTCCTGAACGGCAGGAGCGACACCAAAGATGTTGCCTCGAACTGTCTGAGCTGCGCGAGCTGCCTGCTCGTACTGCCTGCGCTCATCCGCACCAAGCGTAGAACCAAGTCTTAATTGATTTAAAGCTTCTTGCTCAATCTGGCTTCGCAGGTCTTCGGTCTGTTGCGATGTAGTTGCAGGCAATTCTTCAGTTGCTAATTTTCTGTATTTCTCGCCAAGAGCAACGGCTGTCTCGTAAGCTTTCGGATCAATCTGTTTTAGCTGATCGCTTGCGCGTTCCTCTGGAAGTTTAAGGAATTCCCTAAAAGAAGTGATTTCCTTCTGGCCAGCGGTATCCAATGCGGTGATTGGTTTAAACCCTGCAACCTGCGACTGTGCAGAGGTGATTGCCTCGTTGACGCTTCTAATATCTTCGTTGAGAGTTTTGAGTGATGCCTCAAGCGGAGCGCGCCTTGCGTCATCGGCTTTTAGCTTTGAAAGCAATTCGTTGGTTGAAACAATCTTGTCGTTAATGCCGACAATCTGAGTATTGCCTCGATCAAGAACCGACTTGAGCGAATTTAGTTTTGCTTCGTTGTAATCGTTTATGATCTGATCGTCGGAAACTTGGAAGTTAAGCTTTGTGCCAAGGTTGGACGCGCCATAGTTTCTTTCTCCAGATAGAGCGGTTAATGCACCACTTAGTCCAGTTGCTCCAGCCCTAATCTGGCCAGCAGCAGTATTTAGTTCGCCTGCTTGCTTGGTGTAGCTCTCGTCAAGCTTTCTGGCTGCTACTGCTTCTGCTGATTTAAATTCTTCGTCTGCCAAGTACTTGTTGTAAGCATCATCAAAATTCTTGGCCATTCCTGCTTGGTCTTTTGCGTACATTGTATAAACTTTGCCGTCATGCCTATGGGAATAGGTGGAAACACCAGCTAGGAATTGGTTGTAGTCAGGAACTCTAGGACTTCCGTCTACATTGCCTGGGCTTCTTCCGCCACTCGGATAAAGTGCCATTATGCCAGCATCGCCACCAATGCTTGGCTTATACTGTTTTTCAAAAAATTCTTGTTTTGATAATACTGCCATATTAAACACTCATGTTCGGATTGGAAACATTTGTTCCAATGGTTGAGAAATAATCGACAGGAGCTGCGCCTTGTGAGAACGCGACTTCTGGTTGAACTGCGCCGTATGGGCTTTGACCATAAAGACGAGCAAACTGAGTTGCCATCTGCTGACCAAGACCCTTGTTCAAAGCAAACGCTTCTGGCGAGTACTCGTACTGCCTACGAAGCGATTCCAAGGTACGCTGTGCGCCGTATTGGCGTTCCAGCTCAAGGTTTGATTTGACGGAAGAAGCCTGGTCTAGGGCGGACAATTGCCTCTCCAGCTCCCTCTGCTGGGGCATATACTGCATGCGAAGCTTGTTCTCAAGCTCGGCCATAGCAGGAGATTTCTCGATATAGGTATCAATGTTCTTACGATACATTTCAGCATTAGCCTGCGCTACTGCTGTTGGGTCTGGCGGTGGGGGCGGTGATGGAATTGATGGTGATCCGCCCATATTAGTTCAATGCCTTTCTCATAAATGTATTGTAATCGTACTCCTTTTGTTTGCCTAAACGTTTAAAAGTTATGCGCTTGCGTGGTCCGAATCGATCCAACAGGATCAATAGCAAGCCTTTGAGTGGGGCTACCGACTCAGCATTTCTAATACCACTAGTAGCACACAAGTCAACAAAGATATTGTCTCCATGCTCGTCGTGGACGTAGTGACCTACTTCAGAGCCACTATTTACGCACCTAGCTAGGGCAACGCCTAAAATCTCATCATTCCTGTTCCTCAATGTACCCATAAGTCCCTGTTTATCAAACCATGCCACCCACTCCCTAAAGTTAGGCCACATCGCCTCGGAAACGCCGCTTTTCTCAAGAAACTCTACCTGGGTCATATGTTTTGCTGAATCTGAATTGTATCTGGATTCGCTGCCATAATAACCCCGCGAATAGAGAGCTTCCTACTAGCAGCCTCAACTTTCATCTTGATATTGCGCCACTTGTCATATGACCTAAGACTATCCGCCCTACGCTTGACAACCTTCGCGCTTAGTGTGGCTGGGAGCGTAAATGGGAGCGTCAATCCGTCAGGCGAGGTTGTGTCGACATTCGTGCCAAGAATAATATCGTTACCATCTGTATCCCTGCGAATGCTTATCGTTGTGTTGGTAGATCCAGAATTAAAGAATTCAACCTCGTAGTGGGATCCGTACTTCAGCGCAAAGCGATCATCAAATTCATACGCCTTGGTTACCAACCTGCTTGTATAGCCAGTGCCAAAGTCTTGGAACCCTGTATTGATGTCAACTGAATCTGAATCCTTATAATCCGTAAGGTGACCAATCCTTGAGTTGGTTGTGCCTACGCAAAGCTTAATTGTGTTTGTAGAGAATCCAGAAGTAAAGCTTGTCTCAACCATCCTTGCTGCTGCTACTTCCCACAAGCCTTCGAAGCAATTGAAGATTGAGTTGTACACCAATATGTGGCTTGGATTTGTTGCTGAATCTAGGGGTATGGCGAGGAGGTATCGATTGTTATGGAATGTGGCATTGCAGGTATCGATAAAGCTTCTGTTGATCCTTGCGATGATGTCCTTAACTGGCTCGCTTATTGTGAGGCCAACTGTGGAGAAATCATCCGCCAAAGACCTTGAGACTGATCGTATGCCGTCATTGGCCAAGAAGAACACATCCTTGTTTACCAAGGCGACTGATCTACCTGCGATACAACCGATCCTATTCGAAACTGTCTGAACAGTCCACTCCGCTGCACTATTGACAAGCGACAATACGCTCGTTCCTGATGTCACAGTCGTGCTTGGCGTGACATTAACCAGGTAGATCTTGTTCCTCTTAAACACGATGATTTGGAATCCGTAGAAAGGCTGGATTGCAATAATATCCTCACCATCGTCACCACCCACAATGATTGAATTGGTTGTCTTCCATATCTCTGGATCGAGAATGTCAGAGGCGTAAAGAGTGTTCCGACTTTCTCCTGTTCCTACTGCGAACAGCCTGTTCGTGAATGACTTGATTAAACGAAGTCCAGAGGGGGCTAATTGAGTAGAAATGTTTGCCGTGGCTGTTGCTCCGCTTCCACCTCCGCCAGTAATTGTAACTGATGGGGCAGTCAAGTATCCAGACCCAGCGTTGGTTACTGTTATTGCTGTAACTTTATTTGATACAACAGTTGCAATTGCGGTTGCAGTTGTTCCATATCCAGCAGTTGGAGTTCCAATTGTTACAGTTGGAACGCTTGTATATCCACTTCCATCGTTTGTAACAGTAATTGATGCAATCTTGGTCCCCTGCTTATGGTTATCTGTTCCATCGGTAAATTGGAGATCGCTTGATCCATCGGTCCAAAACAACTTGTTATTTAGCTGTGCAAACTCAAGTTGATTTGTGGAATTTACAAATGTTCCGCCAGTAGTCGAAAACGTACTTGATCCAGTATTGTATTTATAAAGAGATCCGCCTGTGGCAACAATAATTTCCTCAAAGCTTGGCGTATCAAAATAAAACATGCCTTGAATTGTATTGGACGTAGAAAAACTTGTCGAAACTGTCTCAATGCCCTGGCGAGTCTGAAGGTTGCCATTGGGCGAAATGGTCATGTTCAGCAGCTCGGAGGCTGCGTTATCCGCAATAAGATTGGGGCTAATGCCAGATACCTGGCCACCATCAAAACTTGGCGTGACAGCTACCGACAGTACATCATCTGTTGCATCCGTGAAGTACGGCATGGCTTTAGATGATCTCTTCTAAACCAAGTTCGCCAAGAGAGGTTGGGGTGATCTGCTTCATTCCGCCAACCTGGCTCAATTCGTAATTCGCCATAGATGCCAGGTCGGTATTGGCAGTCTGAACAACAAGCTGCGCCTTTCCGTACTGACGCTCACGCTCAAGAGCATCGGCATGCGTCAATGCGAGTACGACATGACTGACATGCGGAAGGCGAAGTTCGTCACCAATGGCGTTGCTGGTTGGGGGAAAGTCTACAATGTAGTTCGAGCGAGTAAGGCATTGGAGCTTTTCGATTACTTTTAGGGTAGTGGTGCTGGTTGTTTCGAGGGCAGGGTAAACATCAATTTCTGCAATACCAGAAGAGTTGCGTCCCTTGAAATAATACGCCTGCGGTGTGCCAGTTCTGTCAATGTCGAGAAGATCGGCATCCTGCGATATAATCGTGGCAAGATCCATAGGGGTAAGTTCGTCATCTCCCCATGCAACGGATAGAGGTGTCTCTACATTTGTTCCGAGGGCTACTGTTCTGCTTGCTATATCTGTAATCGCATACGTCGAATTGGTAACAGTCTCGCGCCAGGGCGCAAAGTTCCAAACGCGCCGATAGTTTAGGGCTGCTGCCTTTTGCAGGAACGTGATAGTATCAGCATCGGTCTTACCGATCTTCTCGCCTGCAAACTGAGCGATTTCGGTGATCGTCATTTGCTGGCCAGTTGCGCTTCTAGACTGTCTACCTTGGCAGAGAGTTGTTGGATGGCTTTAATCATTGGTGCGATTAACTCGCCGTATCCAATGCTGAGAACATCATCGCCACCACTTATTTTGTGGTCCTGGAATCCGCCAAAGTCGATGCCATTCTTATCTAGAACTTCCTTGACCTCTTGGGCAATCAAGCCGTGATGATATCGATTGCGCTTCTTGCTTCCATCGTGAGTAATATTAGAAAGTTTATATACATC